GGGTGCCAGGTAGGGTAACTGCGGTAAGCAGGTTTTGGTTTACAGTGAAGAAGCACGGGGTACCCGAGTTAGTACCCGAGACCACTCCAAGGGCTGCATATGCGCCCGAACAAGCCAGCATGTTGCCCAGCCCGATAATTATTGTGGGTTGGGCCGAGCTCAATCCGGTGACGGGCGCGCCTAGGGTCCCTGTCGAGGTGAGCGTAAAGGCGCTGAAATTCGTAGCCGTCTTGGCCGTAGTTCCGTCCGTAAAATACTGAATGCCGTAACTGGTGGAAACTGTACCCGTATCAAACCAACATGACCGATTGGTGGCCGTGGTTTGAATGTTGGTGGTACCAGAGGTTTCCGAATAGGCATATCCGTGGATGTCTCGGAATACGACCGTAGCCGGGTCGGTACCAGCAGAGGCTACGGCAATCCAACACTTTTGATAGGGGTTCCAATAAGGAGCGTGGACCTTTAGGTAGCCCTTCGTAGCCGGTACCCCGACGGTCCGAGAGAACCTGAGAAGCTGGCCTTTCTCGATAGCCTGTAGAGCCAACCCCGTATAGTTCTTTACGCTGTTCTCGTACTGAGCTGGATAGCGCTCCCCCGGGGCCGTGCCTTGCGTCGAGTAGATAGCCGGGGGCAGAACCTTGGTCGGGCTAGCTCCCGTACGCCAGGGGTTACCCGAGCCGTCCGCGGTATAGTTGGCCGATTCAGCCCAACGGAAAATGGGGATGGTTTTCACGTTAGTATACTAGTACGCTAGAGGCCACGTTATCGGGGAGCCCCGTCGTGTGGGCAAAGCCTCTGGGCACGGTCGGGAGTGAGGTTACATGGTCATAGATAATCTCATTCCCGGTAGAGCCCGGGGCCGGGTCCCCGTTGCCGATAAACTCAAGTGCTACTCCGGCTGGCTTGGCTTGTAGAAGAATACGAAGTAGCGCCATTGCCCGGACCGTCGTTAAAGTAGTCGTCTCTACCCGGAACCGAGCTGGCTGGGATTCGGTATAGATAACCGTAGAGTCGGACAGCCCATACAGACCTAGGAAGTTTTTGATGATATCTAGGATGGCCCGAGTAGAGCCATCGCTTTGATTGACCTGGATACGAAGCCCGATAGCAGGGGCGTATTCCGCATCGGTCCGGCCCTGTCGAGTCTCGCCTACAAGGGACCCCAGAATATCCAACTGTACGCCAACCCCCTGCAGGTTTCGGCTTTGGATGACTTCAAAAGTTACATCTTCGGCCGACTGGACTTGAGCCAGCCAAGCCTTTAGGATGCCCTCAATTACCGGCTTGCCTTTGAATTGCTCGGTAAGAAGAGCCAAGCCCTCAGCTACGTGGGCCGTGTTCTTAACCGGAAGCATTACGGAGCTCCGGGGATTGGGTTGTAGACCGCGCTGTAGATGCCTAACTGACCGAAAGACCGAGGGCCAATGGGTGCGGCTCCTGTCGTAATCAAGCCCGTCCCGACGTCAAGCGCGATGCCAGACACGTCCCAGACGTTGGCTTGCTGCATAATCAGGGTTCGAATCCGGTTGACTACCACGTCTTCTCCGATACGAAGCCCTGACAAGTAGGCTGTAATAGCCGCTTGAATAAGTGGGTTTTGCGTGGTTGGGTTATAACCGGGGAGCGTTACGGCTGTAAAGTAGAGGTCCACGTTTTTCGCGGTGGGTCGGGTAAAGTAGACCAAGCGAGCTTGACCGAGGGTATCGGTAGCCGTGCCTGTGTTCAGGCCATAGGTAGGGATGCCGGCTGGCTTGTTATCCCAGAGGACTTGGGCGATTACGTCATTGGCTACCAAGCTCCCGTCTCTTACGACCGCTTCAAAGGAATGTGGGGGAAGCCCGAGGGAGTCGTAGAAATCCGAGGTATTCTCAAATACGGTTACCTGAGAAACACCGGAGATAGCTAGGAGGTCCGCTTGAAGGGACCCAACGGTACCCGAGCCATAGGTAGACGGGGCCGTAGCTTGGCGATTCCGGTAGTCTGTGTCCGTCTCGATTTCCCGGCCGGTAGTTGCCGGGCCTAGGTTGGTTACCGAGTTCCAGCCGGCTGTCGCCGTAGTGATTTCCGTGATAGTCCCTGTGTTGGCGGGGAAGTTGCCAGGGGACACCGAACGGAAGTTGACCGGGTAGTTACCCGTACCGGGGGCTGTGAAGTTGGCTACCGGGGTCCAGCGGTTAGTCGGCTGGCCGGCTACGTTGGCCATAGACACGCCAGCCGTAAGCGTGGTCCCGATAGACAAGTTGACCAAAAGGCTTACACCACCCGACGTGGCACCTAGCCGGGGTACGCCCCGGAGCTGGCCGATAACGTCAAGTAGCGCTCCCTCAGCCGCGGCCGGGTTGAAGGCGTTGTAAGCCGTTTGGAGAACCTCCCAGACCTCAGCCAATTTGGTAGCCACAATGCCGTTAAGCTGGCCTAGTGGCTGGTCTGGGTCGGTATCGAGGTCCGCGCCAAGGAAAGAGAGCTGAGCGTTGAAAATCTCTGCGTTGATTTGTTCAACGGTCTTGATTTCTAGACCTTGTGCGGTTACTCCGGCTGGCATGGTTGTAGTCTAGCCGAGGCTAGGGGAGTCCTGCTGCGGGAAAGGTGGCCTTCCAATAGGCGTAGATGTCGGCGCAGTTCTGGTCGGTGAGCGTCGGCGTGTAGATGCGCGCCAGCTCTTGGCGCACGATGCTGCCGTTGGCCTCGTTACAACCTCGTAGTGGGCTGGTGACTGGTAGCGCGATGGCGGCCGACGTCGACGCAGGCGCGGATTCGTTAATTCGCAGCTTCACGTTGGCGCCGTCGAACTGGCCGAAGGCTGCGAACCACGTGTCGAGCGGCAGTCCCGACACGGTGGCTTCATAGTTGTTACTCACGGTCGAAACGTTGAACGTGAGTTGGCCTGTGGTTCCCGAGTTGCCCCCTCGAACGTGCGTGTACACACCATCGAAAAGGCGCGTATTCACACTCGCAGACGCGGAGCTGATACGAAGCAGTACCGCCCAGCAGAACGCGCCCGACGTTGCGAACGCCGAGACCAGTTGGTTCGTGATTAGCTCGTCCAACACCGTGTCATACAGGACTGGTGACACCCCGCCGATGGCGGTCGCAAGTGTTGGAGTGGTCCAGCCGCCCCCGGTGTTCGGCTCGCCCTGAGGACGGGAACCGGAGGAGCCTGCGGAAGGGACACCGGGCCACTTGCTCGCGGCGAGTCCGGCTGGGTTGAAGTCCGCGCCGCGCCCCTGCTGCCAGTAGCCGGCAAGATTGAGCGTAGCCGGGTCGATGATACTGGATGTATACGCAAACGATACCGTATTCGAAGTCCCAGAACTCTGGACCACGTAGGCGTTTACCGAGCCTACCGCATGCGCAGGGACCACGGCCGTCAAAGTCGTAGCGTTGACATAGGTAGTTGCACGGGCTACACCATCTGTCCACAAGACAGCCCCAGGGAGGAAGGCCGACCCGGTAGCCGTGACAGTTCCGCCAACCTGGCTAACGGACGTTACCGAGGTCAAGACCGGGACAGGGTCCACGTAGACCGGAGCGCCATCTACGAAGAACTCCCCGGCCGTATCCCCCTCGATTAGAGAGCCATCGCAAACGACTTGAAAGGTAACACGTAGGGTCCGGGTAGCCCGGTCTAGGTCTAGGTCCAACTGGGGAACCTCGGTAATGAGCTCGGACGTTTCCGTAATGACGGACAAGACAAGCCGGCGCAAGCTATCGAGGTCTGGGTTCTTTTCGAAGAACACGAACCAAGGAACCCCAAGCCGGGTATCTAGGAACCACTCCCCTGAGAAGAGTAGAAGCCGGTTCCGGAGCTTGGTAGCAACGGCCTTGACCGAATCGATTAGGACCAAGCGCCCGTTGGATAGGACCAAGTCCCGAGCTAGTGTTTGCTGAAAAGTTCGCATTAGAGGGACTTGGTTAGAGTGCTGGCCGTGGTCGGCTGAGAAGGGATAGTAGTCAGGGTAGCCGACGTGGTAGGAGGCACCCCGACAACCGCAGGCATAGCCCCTGCAACCGGATGAATGTGGCTATTGAAGGCCGTTCGGATGTTCGCAATAGCCGCGTCCACCTTGGAACTTAGAGCTACCCAGTCCGTAGCACCGTGACCAAGAAAGATACCCGAAGCCGTGATTTCGACCTTGGACGTAGCCGAGACTTCGGAGCCTAGTACCATGGCCCCAGGGGTCGTAGTTGCGTTAGCCGCTGGCTCCAAGTCGGGGAAGAGGCCAGGGATGGCGATAGGGTAGCCGATGCTATGCCGCCTGGTATCAGCCGGCTCCCCCGTCTTGGCCCCCATTCGCCATTCCGCGATGCTGGTTTCGCAGAAAAGCAAAACGACCGTATCCCCGGCTTCAAGCGGGAAAACGATACTGTACTTCTTCGTGCGAGGGAACTGGACTGGGACCTTGGGCAAGGTACCTAGCGGTTCGTAGACTACCTCTTCGTTAGCCGACTGCAACGGACGGGCAATACAGACCTCGATATCCGCGGTCAGGTCCGTTGGGTAGTAGGTCAAGACCCGACCAATAGTAATCGTGTGTAGCTCATCCTGGTTTGCCTGGGTAGCCGCTTGGATTACTTGTGTCAGGGAAACCGGGAGGGACATGCCCTTAGTCTAGCCGCCCTTGGGCAAACGACAGGCCAACCGGATACCCCAGTTCTCGCCCCAGGAATCGCCTTCGTATTCGCACTCTTCGACCCGGTAAAGACCCTTGACGAAACGGGAGTTGAACATAACCCGCATACCTGGACGCAAGCCCGGGAGCATGAGACACTCGGCCTTGACAATCTTGTCCCCCGTCTTGGCTTCGTGTGTCAGGGAGGGGGAGCCGATTAGGCCCGACTCGCTATCGAGCACGTAGGGCCGTTCGTCTAGGGCCTTGCCAATGTCCAGGATTTGCAACTTGCCATCTTGAATCGACCACTCTAGGCCAGCCGACCGGCAAAACTGGGTTAAGTTCTTCGCGCTATTGCCAGTAAGCAGAGTGCCCACGGGGAACAGGCTAACCCCGGAGGTCTTGAGCTTGGCCGCGGCTTGGGCCACGTTGCCCAGACCTACGCCCAAGGTCCGTGCAATGGCCAGGAGGGCTACATCGTTCGGGGTCTTGGGGCCAAGGGGGATGCTAAGCCGGGCTGACTGAATAGCTTTGTCTCCGTCCCCAGTGCTGAAT